CTGGATTAATGCTTACAATTGCCAAAACTATAACTGCTTCAGCAACTCTAGGAATGAATATTTTTAGGTTCGTGGATGATACATACCCAACAAATGAAATCCAAACAGAGCAAGCAATTTTAACAACATTATCTCCTGATTTTACAGTAATGAATGGTTCAAATTATACGGTAGGCGACTTGGTTACTGGCAATGGGATTCCTGCAAATACAAATATCCTCTCTATTTACTTTAATACCGTTACTTTAAGTAATTCAGCAACAATCACGGGACCTTCAAACTTAACGTTTACATCTCCTATTGTTGTCCCAAGTGTTACATTTGTCACAGAAGGCAGAATAGCCAATATTGATAGTGCATGGCTTCAATTAAATGGCGTCACTTATCCTTTAATTTATAAATCACGTGATGATTTTTTGGCGGCATGGAAATATGAGCCATTGCAAGGGTTACCAAGATTTATTATTGCATTTCCCAATACAAATTATGTTGATGTCCAGCTTTACCCTGCTCCTAGTCAATCTTTTGATTTCTTTCTTCGGGGAAAATTTCAATTAGCAGAATTAACTATAAATAGCGATATGTCGCATTTGCCACAGTATTATATTAGGTATTTTCTTTTTGCTGTTGCCAGGGAGGTTGCATTGTATACAGGACGTGCCGATGCATGGACTGATAAACTTGAATTACGATACCAAGAAGCATATGACATAATGGCGGCATCTTCAGAAGTTAATTTGAGCATTAGTGGTGATGAGCAATCTCTATTAAATGGCGCGTGGCGAGTACGAGCAGGAATCTAAGGATATAATTCATGCCTATTGAAGAATTACCCATATTTTGTTATTTCGATAAACAAAGATTCACACAATTTGGCGCCCAAGATTGTGCTAATTGGTATGGTGTCACCGCTGAAACAGGAAAGAAAAAACAGGCCATGTATCCTGCCATGGGAAGAAAACATATTAACTTCCTTGGCAATAATCAATTAATTTACAACATTCAGCCCCGAACAATCTTTAAAACGATTAATTTCCTATATGTCATCGTTGGTACAGTAATTTATCAATACAATAAATTTTACAGTCAGCAAATTGTAGGCCATGTATCATTAACTGGAGAAATTTGGCAAGATTTTTTACCTGCCGGAAATCTTGTTTACATCATGATTACAGATGGTATAAATATTTACATTTTAACTGAGAATGGAACATCGACAACTTTTGTTCAGGTTACAGACTCAAATGCACCTAAAAAGCCTCGATTTGTAGCCGCCTTCGGAAATAGGTTTGTAGTAAGTAGCCTAAACAGTAACGTATTTACGTTAAGCCAAGTCAATTTAAATGGCTCTGCGGATGGAAATCCAAGTGGATGTTTTACAATCAATGGTTCACCCTTATTTGCAAGTGCTACAGGAGTTATTGGGCAATTTGGAGTACTTCATAACCAGCTTTATATTTTTAATGATTACACGACTGATATATGGGCTAATATCGAAACCTCAATTACAGTTGCTGGCGTAACAACAACTTTCCCGTGGAAATTAAATACTTCATATAACTGGGATTATGGAATCGAAGATCCATTAAGTCTTTCCATTGATTTTGGACGCATGGTTTGGCTTGCCAAAAATAGAGGCGGTATTGTCACCTATATGGTTACTAACGGACAAGCTCCACAAGACATGGATACTCAAGCTATTAACGTATTACTGGAACAAACAGCCAGTGAAATAGAGTTAAATCCTTTCTTGTCCGGTAATGCCGATGGATTTTTATATCAATATGAAAATACCATTTTTTATCGTGCCGTAGCTGGAACTTATCTTAATTTTGGGCAACTTGATATCAAAGATTCTGCAAATGCAATTGAATACAATTTTGACACGAACAAATGGGCTCGAGTTATAGAGCTTAACGGCGAGAGAAATAGAATACAAAAACATGTGTATTTCCATAACATCCATTATGTGATTGTTGAAGATGATAATGCAATCTATCAAATGGCAGGGGACATTTATTACAACGAACTCTTAAACCCTAATCGTACTTCAGATAACGCGCCAGATGCTTTCCTTCCTTATCCAATGCGTTATGAACTAACAACCCAGCAAATTTATGCACCAGATTATTCGGAGTTTTTTGATGATTACGTTGAAATTGACTTTGTATTTGGCTATCAAACGCCTATTAAATCGGATGCGCCGTTTCTTAATACCCAATTCATTATAGATGAAAATCCTGATTCAGATGGAAATCCAATTTATATGATTACTGAAGACGGAAATTATTACATGATTACCGAAGATTCAAATTTCCCAACTTTTTATGATACAACCTATAATCAATTATTTAAGCCTCACATTGAACTTTATTATAGTGACGATGGGGGGATATCTTTTTTAACGGCAGATAATCGCGAATTTAGCCAGCTAGGGCAATATCAATGGCGTATGCGATGGTATCAGCTTGGTGCAAGTAGAAATCGTTGCTATAAGCTTGTTTGCGTTTCTCCATCGCCTATTGTGATATTAGGTGCCGTTAGAAATACACGTAGGTCAAGCGGAGGAGCTAATTAATGAGCATTCTACTTGATAGAGTGAATACGGCAACCGTAATAAATGACAATTTTAGTTTTGAATTCACGCAATGGGTTGCAAATACAATTGATACATTAAATGAAATAATCAATTCGATTGAGCCTACTTTAGTTTCAATAGAAGAAACTGCTTCTAATGTTAATGCGGTTGATATAACTACGAACAGCGAATACATTCCAACAAGCACACTTCAAACTGTTTATACATTACCTATAACGAGCTCAAACGATATAGGTGTTGAAGTAGCTATTATTGGTAATGGCTCAGGAGGATGGCAAATTGCAATTCCTGCCTCCTCAGGAATCACAGTACAAGATAGTTCAGTTCCTGCAACTGCAACTACCAGTATTACTTCTGCAAATCAATATGATAGTATAAAAATTAAGTTAGTTGATGCTACTACCTGGGTTACAGTCAGTAGCGAAACCACAGGATTTAGCATTGTATAAGGACATACATTATGAGCTGGTTCTCAGAATTATTGCATCCAGGGCGCGCATATAAAGACGCTCAAAAAGAAATGGAAAAATATTACAATCAAGGTCAGGGTTATCAGCAACCTTATAACCAACAAGGCCAAGAACAATATCAAACACTCATGGATTATATTAATTCATTGCAAAATCCTGAGGAACTTTATAATAAATGGGCGCAGGGTTATCAAGAATCTCCTGCCGCAAAATTAGCTCAAGGCATGGCCACAGAGCAAGGGTTAGGGGCCGCAAGCTCATTAGGATTAATGGGATCTTCTCCCGCATTGCAGGCCATTCAAGCAGGCAGCACTGGAATTGCAATGCAAGACAGGGAAAAATACCTTAATGATTTAATGCAAAAATATATGGCTGGCGCTGGATTATCACAAGGAATCTATGGAACAGGAGCTAATGCGGCGGGTCAAATGGGTCAAAATGCCATGAATATGGGACAAAATGCTGCAAATTTAAAATATGGTGAAAAATCAGCTGGTGGAAATATGTTAGCTAGTGGACTAGGCGCTCTAGGAGGCATTGCAGGCGGAGCACTTAGTGGATCCATGGGGAATGCGTTGGCTAATAAATTAGGCTGGAATACAACAGGATATTCACCTAATGGACCTGCTATGAGGACACGATATGGCACTTAATATTCCTTTACCTGGATTACCAGGAAATGCCTTATTACAAGGCCTTAATACAGGCTCATCATTATTTGCTCGCTATATGCAGCCCATTATTCAGCGGGAGCAATTGGCCGAGCAAGGCAAATACCATCAAGGAACACTTGCGCATCAACAAAAGCAATTAGAGCAACAAGCATTGCATCAAGCACAGCAAATGGAATTACAAAGACAACAACTTGCTCAAGCGCATGCTTTTGATGCAATAAAAAAACAAATCATGCAGCAACAGCTTAAAAAATTAGAGTATTCCAATGATCCTATGTATGAATTTCAACAATTTCAAAATATGGCAAATATGTTTGGAGGTGGTCAAGGGACTTCACAGCCTACACAACAACCTAAAGCCTCATTTGGCGAAGGACAAGGATTATTTAATCCCGAATCTATGCCACGACCTCAAGAAAAACCACAAAGTGGAATGAATCTTGATATGTTTAAACAAAATCCTATGTTACGTGGATTTTTTAAGCATAAGTTTGGATTTGACCCATTAGCTCAAAATACAGAATCTCCAGAAGAAAAAAGAGCTCAAGATTTAGAGTCTAAAAAACAATTAGAGGAATATAAAACTGAGCAAAAGAAAATAATGGAAGAAGAAAAGGCAAAATTAAAAAATGAAGCGACTAAACAAAAAGTTATTGAATCAGCCAAAAATGATTTACCGCATTTAAAACAGACTTTAGATGCATTGGAAAAAATGAAAGATATTGCCACAAAAAATCCTGATTTATTTGGTCATAGCGGCATTTTTGGATTTGGAGCGCAAGGAGCAGCTGAACGATTTGCAAACACTACAGAAAATCCTAATGCTGGAGCATGGCAAACATATGGTCTTGGGCCAATTGTTGCAGCAGAAAGCAAAATGTCATCCAAAGGAAATCAGCTGGCATTAAAACAAGCATTAGCTAATAAACCTAATTTTGCTGAAACACAACCTGTAGCGTTATCTAAATTAAATGCATCTATAAAACAAATAAAACAAAGTATTGAAGAAAATAAAAAATTAACGGGTACAAAAGAGAAAAATTCAGAAAAGGAAGAGATAAAAGAATTAAATGGTAAAAAATACAAAAAAATGAATGGAGAATGGTATGAGCTACACTAAAGTAACCGATCCAAATATTTTAGCTCAATTAAATAAAACTTCTTCAAATAAAGTAATTAATACAGATTTATTAAAAAAATTAAACTCAGAAGAAAAAGAGCAGTTTTTACCTCCAAAAAAAGAGGGAATAAGTTCATGGTTACCAAGAGATATATTAATTGGATTATCTAATTTAGGACATAAAACATTAAATGAACCGTATGAAATGGCTAAAAATATATCTGAACAAGGTAAAAATTTTGGCATTCATATAAATCAAACTTTACCAATGGAAAAATTTATTGGTGAAAATAGATTGCCAAATAATAAATTATATTTACAACAGATAGCTGAATCATTTAATAAAAAAAATAAAGTTCCAGAAGAATTACAAAATAAAAAGTATGGATTTAATTTAGAAAATATTCCGCATCAACAGGAAACAAATTTTGCTGAATTATTAGGACAAACAGTCACGCCATCTACAGGAAGTAAACTTATTCAAAAGGGAATTGAATATGCCCCTGAATTGGCGGCCATTGGTTCATTATTAAGGCAGATACCAATCACATCTCAAGGAATAGTATCAAGAATATCTGCGCATAAACAGGCTGAATTAACTAATGCAAGAAATCAATATCAGAATTTATTTAATCAGGCAGAAGAACAAGGAATTACTCAAGTTTTACCCCCTGAATCAGCTGTAAATAATAGACAACGTATCACTGCAAATTCTCAATCAAAATACAATCGCTCATTAAATGAATATATTCAAAATCCAACATTACAAAATGCACATTATGCACAAAGTGAATTAGGTTCATTAGAACGTCATCTTAATAAAATTGCAGATAAAAATGGATTGACTCCTACACAATATCGTACTTTACGAGATACACAACAAACTCGTAATGACATAAGACAGCAAATGTTATCTGACCAAGCATTAGGAAGAAACTCAGAATTAGCAGAAAACTATCAAAATTTAACGAATCAATATCGTGAAAACGTGGTTCCATATACACGATTAGAACCAGTTACGGAAGTAGAAAACGAAAGATTATTAGCTAAAAACGCTATTAAAGAATTATTAAATGACGACCAATTTATGATTGAATTAGCAAATAGATATCCTGGATTGAGATTACATACTCCAGGATCTAAAAAAATAATAAAAACCGGATTAGGATTAGGGGCAACAGTTGGAGGATGGGAAGGACTTAAAAAATTATTTAAATAAATTAATCTAAGATAAATAATAAAATTATGCAAATAAATGAAAATGCAAAACAACCAAGTGCTGACATAATTAACTCCTAAATTAACTTTAAAGCATGAAGAATAATAGGAACAATCATAGAAGTAATGATTAATCCAATAACAAAAATAAAATTAGAATGCATTTTATTTTCAAGATTTACCAAAGCATTCTTAATTTCAACGGCATTTTGCTCTTGGATTCTGATACGAGTTTCATGGTCTATGTAAAATTCTGTATCTTTTATCATATTTCACCTATTATTAATGTATAAATATTATCGTATGGAAATGAATAAAAAACAAGCAATGGAGAGGGAAATGCCATTAATTAAAGGTGCAAAACCAGGGAGTTCTGGTTTTAAGAAGAATATTGAAGCAGAAGTTGCTGCCGGAAAACCTGTTAAGCAAGCTGTAGCTATAGCCTACTCAGAATCAGGTGAACACAAAAAGAAAGGAAGTAAAGGAATCAAAAGCCGACATAAAGGGCATTCTGACAGCTACTAAAATAAGGAAATACGCATGTTTGTGCGCTCATATAATCCTATATGGTCATTTGTAGACCTTGTAGGAAATCAATTAGACGACATGTATTACATGTTTGTCTTAGAAAATACAATACCTTATATTCCAACTCCGGTATATATGTCCCCAGACCCAACCTCATCTCCTTGGGCTGACCCAATACAGTTTCTTGCGAATGGTACATTGCCCGATAATATTTATTGGGACCCAGGTCCTGCTGATAATCCCAATGTATACCGTATTGAGATTAGAAAAGGAAATACACAAGCAGACCCTTTAATTTATCTTATTGAAAACTATGTTCCAAGCACTGAAGGCGGGGGAAATCCTCCTACCGATATTGCATTTACAACAGACAATCAAATTTCAAATCCACAATTTTCTATAGTTAATTTTACATCCCCATACACATTTACTTCCGTATCGGCATCCACCGTACAAATTGCTCCAGGATGGTTCATTGTATTAGGCAGCCCAGTGGGCACCGGTTCAATTACATTAAATCAAGTTTCCTTAAACAACACCTCTATAAATCCTACAAATGCATCTTATGCCCTGGAGATACAAACTTCAGGATGGAGCAAAGTAACGCTTGTTCAAAGATTCGAACAAAATGGAATGTTATGGACAAGTAATGGAAATACAGAGAATTATCTATCTTTGTCAATGACCGCTCAAACATCTGGAGCTATAGGAAATATAACGGCGCAGATGGTTGATTCTCAAGCAAATATTTTAGGAACATTTACCAATTTTAATAATGTTGCTATCAGCAATGGCTGGAATGAATATACAGGGCATTTATTAATGCCTTCTACTACGAATAGTGACTTCCCTCCTCCAGCATATATAGAATTAGAATTAACACTACAAACTAATATCACGTTCTTTTTAACAAGTTTGCAAATTGTTGTTTCAAACATGGAATTTGATATCAGTTATGAAGAAGATACGATTGCAAGACAACAAGACCATCTATTCCATTTTTATAATCCTTTGTTACAATATAAACCCATCCCTAGTCTATTAACTGCATGGGATTTTCCATTAAATCCAGCACAATTTGGAAGCAGTAAAACCATTTCGACAACTGCGGATTATATTTGGGACCAAACAATTGCGGCATGTTCATCAAGCACTATGGCTGTAGCGCGTTCTGCAGTTACGAATGGAATATCAGTAACAAGCAGTGCTGCGAATCAGGCATTTTATTTCTTGCAATATCTGGAAGATTCCCAGGCCTTAGAGACAACTCTTACTGATTTATCTACTAATATAAATGCTATTGTATCTAGCGGTGAAGTTGTTGTTAATGTTCAAATGTTTTATTCAACGACTAATGGCACGATTCCTACGCTTCCCACTTCTTTGGGAAATATTACAGTTTCTGGAACGAATATTCCTGTATTTACATTAACGGCATCGGGATGGACTGCAATAAGTCAAGAAAATGGTTTTTCAAACAATGGTCTTTTCCCTGCGACAACATTAACAGATTTGCAATTTTTAAATTTCTTAAGTTCTGCAAATTATGATAGCGGTAGTTCTACCCAGAATTTTGCGATTGTTGTTGCATTTTTGGTTAAAAATAATCCATCAACAATTACCATTAACTCAATATCTGCAACTCCTGGCTCAATTGCGACACGACCTTCACCACAGACGATTGATGAGGTATTAAGGGAATGCCAATATTATTATGAAACATCTTATCCTTATGGGATAGCTGCAGGAACAAATACTAGTACTAATATATATATAACGCAGCTTCCGGGACAAATGTATTATGATGTTTATCAGACTTCAGGTGGAATTAATAAGCAATATACAGCAATCCATAATACAAATTTTAATATTAAATATAATACAGTCAAAAGAATAACTGCATGTAATGTTGTCCTTTATAATAGTACTGGAACAGCAAATATGGTTGGTGTTTTTGGAACTGAAAATGCAGTTACCGTATTAAATACAGCGCTTGCATCCAGTCTATGGACATCTACTATTGGTGATAAAAGCGCAGGATTTGTAGTAGTTACCCCAAACAGCAAGCTTTATGATAACCAACAATCTAGCTCAAATCCTGCAAGTATTACTCAATCATATATCCAAGGATACATAAGTTATCATGTTGAAATCGATGCAAGATTAGGGAAGTTTTAAATTAAGGAGAATTTATAGTGGCCATACAATGGAATAGTAATTTTAATGAAACAATGCCATTCACAGATGTAGTGGCACAATTTAATTTATCGGCAAATAACGAGCAAACCTGGACGATTCCTGGATCGCCATCTACTAAATACCAGGCTTTATTTGGATTTAATTATGCGGCTAATATCTTCGTATGCAATAATGCTTCTATAACCATCCCCGCTTCAGGCGCAATGGGTACGGAGCAATATAGCGAAGTATTAGTTTCAGGAGCTAAAAGATATGTCAGTGGCGGTGATGTGTTACACTTAAAGACACCTGATACAACACAATATGTATCTGTAGGTTTAAGACAACTCCCAGGATAAAAAATCTTCACAAGGAAATGTGATGGTATCAACGATTAAATTCAGTCAATTTACAAGCGGTGGAGATTTAGCCAATGCAGATATTACAGTGGGCTATGGAAATGGTGGTAATTTACAATTTACAAATCCATGGACATTTTTAGCCCCAGGAACAACTGCTCAAAGGCCTGCTCCATCACCTGATATATATAATCGACTTAGATTTAATACTGAATTATTTGTTTATGAATACTATGATTCTAATAGCGCAAGTTGGCAGGAGTTATCGGGAAGTGGTACAGGTACTGTAAATTTTGGTTTACAAAATAATATTGCATATTATCCTTTTGATGGAACTGCCGTTTCAGGATTAGCAAATTCTAATAATGCCGTTTTAGTAACCGATTCTGGAGGTGTTCCAAGTTTACAAACCACGTTACCAACCGGTTTATCAATTCCATCGGCTACAATTACCAGCTCCACTGCCTCTCTAACTTCGGGTCAAATTGCAGCGGCACCTGTTGGCGGAACAGATATTACAAATAAAACCTACGTCGATTCTAAATTTGGTAGTGGCGTAACTTCAATTACAGGAACATTAAATCAAGTTATTGCTTCTTCTCCAACAGGCGCAGTTACCTTATCTTTGCCTCAAGATATAGCAACAACAAGCAACGTTCAATTTAATTCTGTGCAATTTAATTCAAATGCAGCTTTATTGGATATGCTTGGTAATACTATTTTGGAATTTGATCCAAAACCTTCTTCTGTTAATTTTATAACAATAGGAAATAGCATTACAGGAGATAATCCCAATATACGTGCCGACGGAACTGATACAGATATTTCATTATCAATTCTTACAAAAGGTAATGGACAGTTAGGATTTTATTCTGAAGATACATCTGGTCCAATACAATTTTTTACTGGCACGAGTAATCAACATGAAACAAATTTCAATTTTGCTAATACTGCCAATACAAGAAATGTTTTATGGCCTGATTCAGATATGACAGTTGCAGGCACTTCATTGGCATTAGGTGGAACAAATAATAACTTAACTGCTTCAAATGGTGGAATAGTATGGAGTGATGCGAGCAAGCTTAATATCCTTTCAGGAACAGCAACAGCTAACTTACCATTACTTTCAGGATCTGCTGCTACACCCTCATGGGGAAGTTTTTCTTTGTCCTTAGGAGGGGCTTTATCAACATCTGGCGCTCATACATTATCAGGTGCATTTGCATCTACATTCACATTTACAAATACAACAAGTGTTACATTTCCTACCAGTGGAACTTTGGCCACTACGAGTCAAATTCCAACTGGCGCAGCACTTACAAAGACAGATGATACTAACGTTACTTTAACATTAGGTGGAAGTCCTACTACAGCATTAGTTAATGCTGCATCTTTGACTCTAGGATGGACGGGACAATTAGGATTAACTCGAGGTGGTACTGCTGCCAGTTTAACTGCATCTAATGGTGGAATTGTATATTCAAATGCATCAACCTTGGCAATTTTATCTGGAACGTCAACTGCGCAACAATTATTGCTTTCTGGAGCAAGCACTACACCACAATGGTCAACAACTACATATCCATTAACAAATGCTATTAATACGATTATGTATGCTTCCAGTGCGAATGTTATGGGCGTAATCACTCCTGCCGCAAGCTCTGTATTAATATCTAGCTCAGGAAATGTTCCAAGCTGGAGCACAACACTTCCTAGCGGTATTGCTGCCACAAATATGAACTTGACAACGCCAACTCTAGGTGTGGCCACAGCAACAAGCCTGACTTTTAGCCCTACCACTAATGGCATTGTGGGTACGACAACCAATGACAGCGCAAGCGCTGGATATGTAGGTGAATTTGTTACAAGCAATGCTTCAGGGGTATCAATTACAACAACCGCAACCGCTCAAAATATAACCAGTATCAGCTTGACAGCAGGTGATTGGGATGTATGGGGAGGTCTTCAAATAAATCCTAATGGCGGGTCGATGACAATTATTCTTGGATGCATATCTATTACGTCGGCAACCCTATCTTCCTCTTATAACAATATTCTTCTGCAAGGCACATCATTATTAACTACAGGATTAGCGGTTCCATATCAGAGAATATCATTATCGGGAACTACGACAGTATATTTGGTTGCGCAAGCAAGTTTTACAGTTGCAAATCCAATTGCTGCGGCAATTATTAATGCTAGAAGAGCAAGATAACTTTTGATAAAAAGGATGGAATAATGATAGAAAAGATTCAAGAAAGAGCCCAATTAATACAAAAAGAATTACAGAAAATTACAGATAATGTTCGTGATTTAACAGAAAAACTTGAGCAAGAGAAGGTTAAATTAAGCCAGCTAACGGGGCATTATAACGAAATAAATTTTATTTTAAATGAAATGCAACAAGGAGCGTGTCAAGAACAAAATGAGGATATAAAATGAGCTTATTATCAAATTTTATTAGTAATCAACTTATTAAGGCCATTGAGCATGAATTCATAAATCATTCTGCGGACATTCAAGATACTATTATTAAAGAAATGGAAAATTTCTTGTCATTAGGCGCAGAATGGGTAAAAAATAAAATAGAAAACAAAGTATCTAACAGGGAGCAAGCAAATGAAAAAGGAAAATAAAAAACCAATGAAAAAATCCATGAAGCATGAAGATGCCGCTATGGACAAAAAGTTAATCAAAAAAGAAGTTAAAAAAGATATGAAAAAGGACATGAAAAAGGGTTGTAGATAATAGGAGTTCAAAATGGGGTACTATGATGAGCCTGTAAATCGCACCGATAAAGCTGGAGCAAAACGTACAGAACATTATGAAAGTTCAAATAAAGAATTGGATGAGGCAAAACTTGCCGACCAATATCAAGTAAGAACAGATGCCTTTTCTGAAGGCGATGGATATTTAGGTGTCGATGATTTAGACAGACAAAGAAGGGAAAAATTAAAGCATGAAACGAGATAGTTCATGCGCAATCTATTATAGGGAGATAATTACATGGCAATAACAAGTATTTCAGTCGACTGGGGGATTGACCCCAGAATAGTTAGAATCACCTCAACGGATGCTTTAGCAACAATTACAACTGCGGGCTATGGTTTAGCTCAAGCTGCAAATATTGAAGCATTGCAAAATGGCGTTTTTCAATGGTTACCATCAGATTATGTACTAATATATTATTCTAATGGTGAAGGATTTTTCACTTACGATGCAACCACGGGCGATTTTACCGCAGCTCCAACAGCACCGGGTTCATTAAGCAATACCCTGGCTAGTGGGCGTATATTTGTGGGTAGTGCTGGTAACGTAGCTACAGGAGTTGCAATGTCTGGCGATGCCACTATGGCAAATACTGGCGCAATTACCATTGCTAACCTTGCAGTAACTGGTGCAAAAATGGCTAATAATACTGTTACTAGCACCCAATTAGCACTCAATACAATTCAATATGCTGCAATTCCTATGACAGCAGCTCAATGGAATGGTATGTATGCAGCTCCCTTTGTATTAGTAGCAGCTCCAGGAGCAAATAAACTTATCTTCGTTAAACAAGCTGTTTTAGAAATGACGTTTGTTTCAGCTCAGTATGCGAATGGTGGTGCAGTGGCGCTTCAGTATGATAGCACTGTTCATGGAGCTGGCGTTGCGGCTTCTGCTACAATGGCAGCTGCTACAGTTAACGGATATGCGGCTAGCACTTCAAATATGCTTGCTGGTGCTTTAGCAAGCGGTCCATTATCAACTACTGTTAACAAAGGCCTTTATATCAGTAATGCCACAGCAGCATTTGATACTGGCGATAGCACATGGATAGTTCATCTATGGTACTCCGTGGTTGCTACAGTATAGCCATATTTAATTTTAAGCCCCTTGATTGGGGCTTTTTTATAGGGATTTATTCGTGACAGAAGAACAATTAAAGTTATGGATCAAGAATTGCGAAGGATTGGATTTGCATTCTTATATAGATACAAATGGTCATCTCACTATTGGCTGGGGCAGAAATCTTGAAAATGGAATTAGGCAAGATGAAGCTGAGCTCATGTTTCAAAATGATTTCAAGCAATCAGTTGATGAATTAAAAAAACATGATTGGTATGAAATGCAACCCGAAGGCGTACAAATGGCATTAATTAATATGAATTTCAATTTAGGAATCCATAAATTAGAACAATTTGTAGGCATGATAAATGCGCTTAGAGAAAAAAATTATACACTTGCAGCACAAGAAGCATTGAATAGTTTATGGGCAAAACAAGTTCATCAACGAGCCACAGATATTGCTCTTATGATAAGAGAAGGAAAATAAATAAATGGATTTAAATGAATATGTAAAAAAGGAAGATTTGAAGCACTTACTTTTGGCGGTTTCGCATTTAATAAATGCAACTGAAGAAATTCATAAACAAATTATGGTCTTAGAGTCAAGAATTCCAAAAACAAACCCGGTGTCTAAAGAATTAAATTAAATGCCTACTATAAAGTCTATTCAACCTGAAAAATCAATTCAAATTACATTTGTTGATTGGTTTAAAAGACAATACCCCAATTATTCAGGGAATATTATTCGAATTGCTAATGACAATGCGCATAAAGGATATGGTATGAAAATGGGTTTATGTAGTGGAGCAAGTGATATATTCATTGCGGTAATGAAAGGAGGTTATGCTGGTTTTTGGTTGGAAATAAAAAAAGATAAATTTAAAGTCACGCCGTCTAATAAAAAACATTACTACCAACAAATGGAATTTATAAATCGAATGATTGAAAGCGGTTATTATGCTGCTATGTGTACAGGACTTGATGCATGTATTTATGTCACAAAAACATATATGAATTCATGACTTTTTCTATTAATTATAAATTAACTAAATTATTTAAAAAGATAAAAGAAATTATATCGAAATTTTTTTTCGGTATTCCTTAAGCAGCATTTATACAAATAAATATTGAATCCGCGGATTTTAAGGAATTCTTATGTCTGATTATTTGAATAATCAGACATAAGAATTGGAAAAATTACTAAATTATTGATTTGTAAGTATATTTTAATTTTTTTTCAACAAAATAAATCAGTATAAAAGTTGCCCAACAAATTGGATTATTATTATACAATATTTTTGGTATATTTTTTAACAATAAGCGGTATATTTTTTTAAATAGCTTAAAATAATTTCTTTTGTTTTTTAGCTTCCTGTTTCGATGAAATAAACAATAATCTTGATGATACAATTATTACCAAACCAGTTGCCAAAAACCAAAATTCCGTTTTAAATGAAAAAAGAACGCGTGCAAATTGGTAGTCATAGAATGGAGTCTGAAAAAGATTTAGATAAAATCGTAAATAAAATTTTCAGGACTGAAAAAAATCGTGACAAACCTTCGTTTTCTGAAAGAATGGCGGATAAGGTGGCGCAATTTGGTGGAAGCTGGACGTTTATAATTACTTCAATTATTTTCTTTATTTTATGGATTATTATTAATAGTTACTTTTTGTCTATTGCTTGGGATAGAAGGCCTTATATTTTACTTAATCTTGTACTTTCTTTTTTGGCTATTTTCCAGGCTCCATTTATTTTAATGTCTCAAAATAGAATCAGCGACATTGATAGAAAACGAGATGAAAAGGAATATAAGTTATCCATCAAAACAGAGCTTGAATTAAAGCAAATTAATGAAAAACTGGACTTACTTATTAAAGCAAAAGAAAATGGCATTAAGTAGTCTCTTCTTCTTCTGGATTTAATTCCATACTTACAAAAATAACGTCATCAAAACGGCTTATTAATTGTTGTTGTTTTTCTATCAATCCAAACACAAGAATGCATAATATTAATAAAAATGCTGATATCCCTATCATTAAATAATTCATTTAGTTTCCTTTAATATTGTTTGAATATCATTTAAGCATTGTAAATATCCCTTATTCCAGTCTGGTAAAGGGAATTCTTTACATTCAACTTCAAGTTGTTCTTGGTTTTCGATTGAAAAATCTACCCATCTTTTTATTACATCAATTAATTTTTTATGGCTCATTATTGAATTCTACTTTCATAATTTATTCTTTTATTTTTTAAAATTCCATGGGAATGCATACATTGTAACCAGCTGATATACAATTACATGATTTATCGTGAGAGGATTTATCATTTTCTTTATAATCAATACCCAATGCCATTAAAAACAACATTGAGATAAAAAAAATACAGAATATTGATATAATTAATGGGTATTTCATTTTATTCCTTATCCGTCAATTTACTTAAAATACTGATGAAATCCTCTGCCTGACTCATAGTTAAATCAGAAAGTTTGCTTGCACCATAATGTTCTAATGCTTTCTGAAGCCTACCTGATTCAAATACTTTTACAGATAAATAATCGTGAATTTCTTTCAATTGTTCTTTTTTGGCTAGTTCACCTGTTTCTTCATCAATGACTATTTCTTCTTGGTCATTAACTGGATCTGCTTCAATTGTATGTCCTTTTGCTGCATTTAATTTATTAGCTAAAACATCGCCTTTTTTAGTTTTTGGAGGAGTTAATTCTGAACGCTCAATCATTTCTTCTTCCCCATAAGTTCCACCAAGCAAATCCTGGAAGCATGCCCTTAAACATTGAGACTCAGAAACTTTCTTAATCATAGTGGCGGGCTTATCTTTCCACACGCTGCGCCCTGTAGAATATTCACTTACTTCAACAAAAACATAAATGGGTCGTGATGACTTATGGCGCTTGGCTACGCAATAAGCACCAATTAATTTACCTCGGTTTGTTAATTTATATTTATGATGAACTTCGCCATTAGTGACTTCAAACTCATCATTTTCATAAACCGCATCAGATTGATGATAATCATATTCTGGATGAGCTTGGGCTGCTTTTCTGTAGCCATCACGCCCAATAAATACTTGCGCTGGCTGATTTTTATCGTATTTTATGCTCCATATTTCGCGTGTGAATGGATTTAATCCGGATGCTTTACCAAGTCCAACAAAAAATTGAAACTCCATCTCAGTTAAATTTGGTGCGAATAGCTTACGTATTTCTTCTAACTTTCTTGAATCATCCCACATAGCCAAAGAGTTACAATTTGTAACTGTTAGTTCATTACTCATTTACTGTTCCTCATTATCAATTATAGCGTATTTAGGCACATTTAATTCTT